GTTTCGGCATCTGGTCAATTGGCGGGCGCTGCTGATGGCAAAACCGCTCTATGCCCGTATGCAGGCGACTGCGCAGCGGCTTATCGCCAAGTACGGCCAAGCTGGCACCGTGACGCGCATTGCCCCACCAGACCCGGTGAACGGCGGCGATCCAGTTGAAACGGCGTATCCGGTCACGCTGGTGCCGATGGCCTACGATGCCCGGAACATCGACGGGACCGTGATCAAGACCGGCGACGTCCAGATTTACATTTCAGCCGTTGGGCTGGCCATCACACCCCAAGTTGACGACATCGCGACGGTCGGCGGCAAGGGCTACCAGATCGTGAACCTCGATCCCTACAATTTCGACGGCATCACCAATGTCGTCTTCGTCTGCCAAGGAAGGATTGCGCAATGAAAGTCCGGTTCCTCAAGGAATACACGAAATATGCAGTGGGCGATTCCGATGATTTCCATACGGTCGAAGGCGGCGCGCTTGTCGCTCTCGGTCTGGCCGAAGAGGTCAAGGAAGAAGCCCCGGCGCCGAAGAAGGGCAAAGAGCAGGTGACGGAATGAACCGGCGCGGCTTTCTCGGTGCGTTGGCCATCGCGCCAGCCGTCGGCCCGGAAATCATGAAAACTCAGCCTGTTCAGGCAAGCGTGGCCAAACTCGGCTTCAGCATGGACAGCAGTGCGATCGGTGAGGCCTTGGGGCAGGCAAGAGAACTGTCCTCCATGGTATCCGGCAAAATCCGACCATTCAATTTCGGCGGTGGCCGGGATTATGTCTATCGCACGGGATGCCCGGCCATCGACGCTTTGCGTTCTGTATCCGGGGTCCACAAGCAGCGGATGGAGGACAAACGGCCGGTTCGTATAGTCAGCACCGACATTCGCACCGGAGAAGAGACGGTTGTCTACGCTTAGGCAGCAGCTCAACGAGCTGATCGATAAGCTCTCCCCGGACATGGAGAGAGCCTTCCTCGAAGCCATCGCCGATATCAAGTCGGAGATCGTGCTGCGGGAAGTGGTCGAAAAGCTCGAACGTCGAGACATCGCTGGGGCTATCGAAGCCCTGCACATCGACCCGGCTGCGTTCCGGCCGCTCTCTGAGGCAATCCGCCAAGCATTCAATTCTGGGGGTGTTCTGACCACCGGCCGCATGCCGCGCCTGACCGACCCGATGGGCGGCCGTGTCGTGTTCCGGTGGGACATCCAGAACCAGGCAGCGGAAGCCATGATCCGCGATCTGTCGTCGGCGCTGATCACCAGCATCGAGGACGACACCCGGCAGATGGTCAGGGAGAAGATGGAAGCGGGCTTTGCCAAGGGGCAGGGGCCGAACACCATCGCTCTGGATATCGCTGGCAGGGTGTCTAAGGTCACAGGCAAGCGCGAGGGCGGCTTGCTAGGCGTGACGCTCAATCTGTCCCGCACGGTCGAGAATGCCCGCACGGCGCTATCCTCGGGCGATATCGAGGGCATGAAGCATTACCTGACGCTCGGTCGCCGCGACAAGCGGTTCGATGCGCAGGTCAGGAAGGCCATAGCCGCTGGCAAGCCGCTCAATCAGGAGACCGTCGCCAAGATCACGGGCCGGTTGACCGATCGGTATGTCCAGCTTCGCGCCGAGAGCATTGCCCGCACCGAAACAATGACATCGGTCATGTCGGCAAAGCATGAGGCGTATCTTCAGGCCTTGGCTAAAGCGAACCGAGACGCATCTTTGGTAACGCGTACGTGGCGCAGTTCCGGACGCCGGAATGTTCGACATACTCATCAAATCTTGAACGGGCAGGTGGTGCGCGGGATGGATTTGGCTTTCACGTCGCCATCCGGTGCAATGATGCGCTACCCGGGAGACCGAAGCCTCGGGGCGCCAGCGTCAGAAATTATCAACTGCGCATGCGATGAAGAGTACGACTTCGACTTTGCCGAAGCGTTCGCGCGCTCCCGGGGTCGATAAGAGGTTCCGGCATTCCTGCCAATGTCTTCACAGTGGCGTATCGGTGAGGAAATCGGGGTGTCGGCGGCGGGGTACGTCAGCGCTCACTGCTAGAGTGTGAGGATAATCAATGAGTTTTGCCGCTCAAGTCTCCGAATGGTGCCAGCAGGTCGAGGGCGCGGCCGAAGCCGTGTTCCAGACTGCAGCCCAGGCAGTTGCCAACGAGGTTCGTGAGCCGCTGGCTTCAGGCGGCCGGATGCCGATTGATACCGGCAACCTGCGCCGATCGCTGATGGCCTCGACGTCTGCCATGCCGACGATCAAGCCCGATCAGGAGACGTTCTCGGATAGCGGCTTGGAACTGGTGATCGCCGGGGCCGAACTCGGCTCCACGGTCTATCTCGGATTTCAGGCGGCCTATGCGGCCCGCATGAACTTCGGCTTCGTCGGAGAGGACAGCTTGGGCCGGGTCTACAATCAGACGGGGTTCGGCTTCGTTGACGCGGTGGCGCAGCGCTGGCCACAGATCGTCGCGGCGGCTGAGGCTACGGTTCGCGGTCGGTTTGAAGGCTAACACCTTCCGACAGGCTCAACAGCGCCGTCTGCATGATGGCAAGGTCTCGAATAGCCATCGAAAGCACGTCCTGACCGTGCTTCGTCATCACAGTTTTGTTGAGCAATAGCGACTGCGCTGCATGGAGCAGATCGTAGACGTCTCTGTCACTCAACGGTTTATCGGCCATGGAGAACACGAATAGCGATGGCCGACACGGTTGAAAAGAACATTTTCCAGAGCATCACAAACTGGATGAAGATCGTCCCCCTTCCGCCGGGGATGACTCTCGCTGGGAACATCGCGCTACCGGGGGTCTCCTTTAGTCCAACCCCGACGACGAAATACATCAGCTTCGAGATCCATTTCAACAGGTCGGTCAGGACCGATTTGACCGGGCAGATCGCGCCGATCCGGCAGGGGTTTATCCGGGGCAACGTGCAGTATCCGAAGACCTTTGCCCAGGTTGATGCCGTCGATCTCGCGGGCATCGTTGCTGAACACTTCAAGGTCAGCACGAAGCTCTATGAGGAAGGCGTGCAGGTCCGATTTGATGAAGACCCCGAAGTCGGTGTCCTGATGATCGGCTCGACCCATCTCACTGTCCCCGTCACCGCTAGATGGATCGTTTATCCATAGCTCCGGCCTGATTGGCCTGCCTCAAGCGCCTTCGGCAAGCGCAATCAGACCCACCCTGAAAGGAAACTCCCATGCCTCAGCTCTATCCTGTGGCCGGTGCCAAGATTTATATCGGCCCCGCCATCAATTCCGTTCCGGATGATGCCGATATCGATGCCACGGACTTTGCTGCCGTCTCGTTCACCGAGGTCAAGGGCTGGCAGACGATGGGCGCCATCGGCGATGCTGCCGCGCTCATCACCGAATCCGTCATCTCGTCCGGCCGTGACCTGAAGGCAAAGGGCACGCGCAACGCAGGTTCGATGCAGAACAACTTCATCATCCTGCCGAACGATACGGGCCAGATCGCGCTTATCGCAGCAGAAGCAACGGATTATAACTATCCGTTCAAGTTGGCCTTTGATGATGCACCTCCCGGCGCTTCCGCCACCGTCACGATGACGATCGCCGCACCGGGCGTCATCAGCTGGGCAGGCCACACGCTGGTCAACGGCAACAAGGTGAAATTCAGCACCACCGGCGCGCTGCCGTCAGGCCTGACTGCCGGCACTGAATACTATGTCGTCGCCGCCGCATCCGGCACCTTCAGCGTTGCGGCTACACCCGGCGGCGCGGCGATCACCACCACGGGCACACAGTCTGGCGTGCACACGGCGGTATCGCTTCCGGTCGGCACCACGAAGTACTTCTACGGGATCGTCATGACCGCGCAGGAGAACGGCGGCGGCGCCAACACGGCACGTCTGCTTTCCGGCAACATCGAAATTAATAGCCCGGTCATCACCGTGGCTCCGACAGGTGCGTAATGGTTGATAAGAAAACGGAACATGACTTCATTGACCTGTCTTTTCTCGATGAGAACCTGAGGCTTCAGGAGGAGGGCATCGAGGTGGAAATCCTCGGTCCCACCAACAAGCCAACCGGACTGGTGATCTCGATCTTCGGCCCGGACAGCACGCGCGCGCAGGAGGCCAGCAAGGCCCTTTCTGCTGAGATCGAGCAGGAGGCTGCGAAGGAAGGCAATATCGATCTCGATACGCCTGAGGCCCGCCGTCGCCGACAGATTTCGTATCTCGCCAAGATCACCAAGGGGTGGAACAAGCCGATCGGCGCAGAACGGCTCGAATACTCCGAGACCAATGCCCGCACGCTCTACACCAAGTACCCGATCATTGAGGACCAGGTGAAGTTCAAGGCCGATCGTCGCGGGTCTTTTACCAAAAGCTGATCCTCAAGCTGCAGAAATGCATGAGGGATCAGCATCGAGGCAAGAAGCCCCGCATTCCAATTGCGGGGCAGCATGTCTGGCACTGGTTCAAAAAGATGGACGTGACCAGAGAGGGCACCGGCTACGGGATCAATCCCCTGCAGCCAACCCAGATTGAAGCGTGGACACGCCAACGTGGCATCAAGCTCACTCCCTGGCAGTTAGACGCGATCGAAGCCTTAGACGTCCTGAGGCTTCAACTGTTCTTCGAGAAATCGTCGGGCGAGACTGACAACGAAGTGGTCATTTCAGATCGACCGCTTAGCCCCGCGCTGTTCGACGCGATCTTCCCCAAATAAGGACATTGCCAGTGACAGTTGCCAATCTCGGATTTGCGATCGATTCCAGCGATGCAGCTGGCGCCGCGGCGGATCTCGACAAGCTCACCTCGTCGGCAGCAAAGGCCGAACAGGCTGCAGGCAAGACCGGGGCAGCTGGCACGCGCATGTCGCAGGCGTTCGGCAATCTCAGCCCGTCGCTCGACAAGATCGTCGCGTCTCTCGGCCGACTGGAAACGACTACGCTTTCCATCGACAAGCGGCTTGAGGCGATGTCGCGCTCGGCAGGCAAGGCGACGGCAGCGAATAAGAACCTTGATGCATCCGTGGTCGAGACCTCTGCCGCATACAAACAGCTTGAGGCATCTTTGAGCGCTGTTCAGGCCGCACAGCGGAAGGGAGATATCAGCCTTCAGCAGTCGGTCGCCATGATCGACAAGCAGCGGCAGGCCATTGCTAAGCTGAATGCCGAACTGAAGCTGTTGCACAGTAATCCGGGCAATAATCCTGGCAATACGCCGGGTGGTGGCAATCGCCCCCCGGGTCAGCGTCCACCGCCGGCGAATAACAACGACGGCGGCCGTAGGCAAAACCTCGGATATCAGGCCTTCGATATCGGGCAGGGGCTGACCTCCGGCATGCCGCTTGGAATGATTGCTGCTCAGCAGTTGCCGCAAGTAGCGCAGCTATACGCTGGTCAGGGTGGGGTTAAGAGCTTCCTTGGCGACGTCGCATCGCTCGCAACGGGTGCTGTCTCGGCTGTCGGCGCTCTGCCGCTGGCGATCGGCGCTGTAGGCGCTGCTGCGCTGATCTATGACATGACCGTCGCCTCGTCGGCCGTCAAAGCAGAGAAAGCCCTCAAGCGGCACGAAGAATCCCTTGAGCGCATCAAGGGGCTGTTTGATGGCGCCGGTACCGCTTCCGAGCAGTATGGCCGCCGGGTTCAAGGCTCGATTGATTTCACTGCCCGTTCGGATCGTCGCGGATTGGAAGAGGCGCTTGCCGCTCAGACCGTATCCGCGGGCAAACAGTTGCAGAATGCTGCACCTCGCGCTTCAGGCGCGGCGCTGACCAACCTCTACGGTCCGTATCTCGACACGGTTCAACATTTCATCGCCCAGGCGCAGGAGGGAAAAGGCGATGTCAAGGCCTTCAACGACGAAGTGCTGCGCATCGCCAACGAAAACCCGGCCGATGCCAAGCTTCAGAAGATAGCTCAGAAGCTGGTCGACACGACGAAGGCTGCCTTGGACACGGCTCAGGCCATCAAAGACCTGAACGACGAGGTGGCTCGCACCACCATGCTAACCGCACGCACCGATGCGGCGGCAGCAGCTGCCAAATATCAGGCGGGCAACGTCGAAAGCCTGTTCTACATGCGCAAGCAGCAGGGCGCTGCTCTGTCCGGCATCGGTGCCCGCAGTCCGGCGCAGATCGCAGCGGCTGCCCGTGCACGCGCCGAAGCAGAGCCCGTCAACGGCAATGAGAGCCCAGAGGTTCGGCAGTATCGGATTGAGGCCGCCGCTGCCCTCGCGCTCGCACAAGCCGAACAGCAGGTATCGGACGCCAAGCGCGACCGGGCAATGAACCTTGAGAAGACCGTCAAGGATCAGCAGATTGAAATCGATCTAATCGGCAAGACCGGCGGCGCTGCGGTAGCACTCCGTAAGGAATACGAACTGACGTCCCAGCTTCGGCTGGATGCAGCCCGTCAGGGCCTTGAGGTGGATCAGCGAGAGTTGGACCTCATCAAGCAGCGTTCCGAAGAACTCGGCAAGCTGACTGACCAGTACAATCAGTCCCGTTTCATCTTCGACATCAACCAGCAGGACAGCGATGCACGCTTGTCGTCGCGTGAGCGGACAATTGCCACCACGCTGCGCCAATATGGCCTGCCGGAAGATCAGAACGGCCAGAATGCCGGGCTGATCGGCAAGCAATATGACTGGGAGCAGGCGAAGCAGACCGCCAAGGGCTTTGGTGATGCCTTCAGTTCCGAGTTGATCTCAGGCAGCCACAATATAGGCAAGAGCTTCCTGAAGGGGTTCGAAGCGGCTATCTCGAATAGCGCAACGAAGATGTGGGAAAAGTTCTTCGACAGCGCAGCCAATATGTTCGCGGATTGGGTTACCGGCAGCAAAGGCGGGAGCTCTGGGGTCGGAGGTTTGGCAACCGTGGGCTCGGCCATCTTCGGCGGAGCGGCCAACGACAACAAGACATTTGCCGCTCCCGTAGGCGCTGTCACCCGTGCTCCACTGGGCGATATCGCCTCCTATGCCGCATCGATCCGCAAGATCGAAAGCGGCAGCCTGGAAGGCAACTATGGCGCGTTGGGGCCAGTTACCCGAAACGGCGATCGAGCCTATGGCGCCTATCAGGTCATGGGAAACAACATTGGCCCTTGGTCGAAAGAGGCGCTTGGCAAGTCGATGACGGCGTCTGAGTTCCTGACTGACAAGGGCGCTCAAGACGCCATCTTCAACCACAAATTCGGCGGTTATGCTGAAAAGTACGGCGGCCAAGGCGCGGCACAGGCTTGGTTCGGTGGTCCCGGTTCGGTCGGCAAGGGCGGCATGGGAACCGATATTCTCGGCACCAGTGGCAATGCCTATGTGGAGAAATTCACGACCAATATCGGCAAGATGGGCGACGTTGCGGGTGCTACCACAGAAGGGCTCGGAAAGCTCGGCGGGGGGCTCAGCAAGATCGGCGAAGGCCTTTCCACCAGCTTCTTCCCGGCAGCGCCTGCGGCTGGTGCCGGCGGTG